ATTACCCATAGTTGACACAGCCCGGCGCGCTTCACCGAGTGCTTCACCGCGCAGTGTTCGAATCCACTGATCGCAGGCTGGCGTAGCAAGTGCTGCATTCAGGTCATCAATCAGTGTCAGGTCTGCGCCTGCAGCCTGCAGGGCTGTAATAGTGTCAGGAAGCACGCTGTTGATACGCAGCACTTCTGAAGCCATTAGATTGGCGCGAACGGTGGCAACGTCGAGACGTGACGACAGCTCAGTCACCATCTTTGCCATTTCAATCAGAGGAGTATCCATCCCGATGTTCTTAGCGAACTGGTGGCCGGCAGCGACGACTTCTTTATTCGATTTGAAATGATGCATGTCATCGCCCTCAGTGGATGGTGATGGTGCTGTTAAGGCGCTCAGCTTCGTTCTGCGCCTTAATTGGATTGGTGACTACAGAGCCGTCAGGCAATATCCAGCCGTTCAGGATATGGCTATAGGGCAGGGTGATAATGCCTACGGTTATATGGTCGTTCGGCTTTTCCATGAAATTCTCCACACACGATTTTTGGTTGCATGAATCCCTTGCCAGTGATGGCAATAAAAAACTTTTGGGATTCGTTTAAGTTGGCTGGTGGGTTACTGCAATAACCCACAGCCCGATTACTCCACACACTTGAAAGGTTGCTGCGGTGCCGGGTGCCTCCCGGTGCTCTGGTCAGACTGACAAACACCAGAGCGGAAACTCTTAGACTGTGTGCAATCTTTGTCAGTCTTCCGCGCGCGCTGGCCGCATTCACCACAACGGCTGAGAGCATTAATCGGTTCAGGGAGGTCTTCTGGAGTTTCCTTCGCCACAGAGAAATGCTCTCACCGTTGTGTGCCGTCTCTCCGGCTGTCACCCTTAACGCTTCATCCAGTTGCAGGCCTGAGCCACTTACCAGATGGACGTTACTCGAACTTCGTGTTGCGGGTTACACCTGTACTACGCGTCGAGTCCGCGCCATGCAGTTAGCCCCTCATGCATGGAAAGCTGCGTTAATGGCAGTAGGATGCCAGCCGGGCAGCTAAGACAAATTGAGTTGTGGCGACCGGTGCTGATCTCCGGCATTTGCAGACTGAGTTAATAAGGTATGTGGCACTTACAACTCACCCGCGCATCAGCCTGCGCATTCACCACAACGAAAAGGACACTTACTCCACGTCTCTAAAGCGTTCGAAAACACCCGCTTTGCAAATGCCCTTATCGTTGTGAAAAAGGGCGGTTAAACAAACCTTCATGAGTAACCGCCAACACAGCAATTCCTTACTCTTAAAACGCTGGTCCGCGAACCACGTTTTCAACATCACACTGCACACTCACCACTCCGGCATCACCACAACAGACAACATCAGCATCTGGGAAGAGCCTCAAAAAGGTAATCAGGTCCCGAACCGAAGTGTTCGACATGTTCTTAATCATTTTCACGGTATACCCCACAAGCATTCGATGAGCTAAATATACTTACGAGTATATGGATAGTAAATACTCAAAGGTAAAGTAATTGTACTTGTGGGTATATTTAATTGAAAGTTATAGAGATTTATTTTTAGAGGGGCGGGAGCAGGAAACAAAAAACCCGGCAATTGCCGGGTCATCGAAAGGGCTTATGAGTGGTTAAGGAAGGTTGGTAACTTTTGCATCAACAACAACACCAATGATTCGGCAATTGCCATTAATTTCAGTCATAGGGTATTGAGGATTAAGTGGTTTCAAAAATTTACGACCTGCATCGACGACCAGCTTTTTGAAAGTTGCTTCATTCTCACTATCAAGTTTGGCAACGACCAGCTTGCCATTCCTCGCTTCAATTTCCGGATCAATAAGTATGGCCATACCTTCAGGAATGCTAAGCCCAGCAGGTGCAGTCATCGAGTCACCCTTAACATCAAGCCAGAATGAATTCTCTGAACAATCAACGGTTGTTTCATACCAACGGTCTACACCCTTGGGGTGATAGGGCTCTATCGCTTCCATCCATTGTCCTGCACTAACCCAGCTTATGACTGGGAAGCTTCCTTTAGGTTCGTTCGGGCCTACATAGGTGACGTTGGATTCTGAAGACTTCGCTAATCCATCCAGCCACCCACGACTTAATTTTAGTGAATCTTCAATCTGGCGAGCTGATTGTTCACCGATATTACGTTTGTTCGCTTTTCCTGGTGGATAAAGCATCCGAGAAACAACAGTCGCATCAAGGCCTGCCGCTTCAGCAAATTTCTTTTGTGTCTCGAATCTGTCAACAAGCTCCTGAAGCTTAAGTCGCCGGATTTCAAAAACGTCTTTGTCGGTATCGATTTTCATACCCGGATCATACGAAAAATTACTCACAGGTAAATGACCTTCAGGTATTGAATAAAATATACTTGCAGGTATACTTCCATCATCAACAACAGGAGGCTCCATGGAAACGTTAAGAACGTATCTGAATGGCCTTGCGCTGGGTAGACAACGAGAGTTCGCCGTCAAATGCGAAACCACGATTGAATATCTCCGCAAGGCAATTAGCAAAGGGCAGAAGCTCGGTCCGGCATTGTCAGTTCTCATCGAAATTCACTCAGCTGGTGTAGTTAGCAGGAAAGACCTTCACCCAGCTGACTGGATGAAAATTTGGCCGGAATTGAATTCTAAAGCTACTGCGGCATGACCGTAACTACAACGGACGATAAGAAATGGTAGACACAATCAACACAGCAATCCGACTGATGTGCAAAGCACACAAAGCAGGTCGTTTAGGTATGGCCGATGACTTAGGCATGACCATCGATCAGTTTCACAACCACATGTACCGCAAGTGTGGCAGTCGTTTCTTCACCCTGGATGAGCTCATAAAAATGGAAGACTTATCCGGTACTGCATGCCTGGCAGACTTTTTCGCGACACGTCATGGAAAGCTGCTGGTGGATGTATCTGCAGTGAAAGAGGTGGATAAGGTCGATCTGTATGACATCGAAATGAAAGCGAGTGCAGCAGCTGGTGAGTTAGCAATCGCCAAAATTGCTGCAGCGTCTGACGGTGTGATCGACAGCAAAGAGCGCAAAACCCTGTCCGCATTGTTCCACACCAAAATGCGCCACCAGATTCATGGCTTTCTGGGTTTCATGGCGCTGTATGGCGTCGGTGTTGCTGAGCATTCTGTAGATATGTTCGTGGCGAACGGCAGGAAGATTGATGCGTCAGGCGTGCAGATCGAAGCGCAGGACATTTGAAATGAAAAGTTTTTTAAGCCCCAAAAAAGTGACGCCCAGGGATTGCAGCCCTGAGCGTCGGTCGCGACTAAATCAACGTGTGTGGAGAATCAATCGCATGTGTATTGTAAGCCAAACCAAAGCAGTTCGGCAATTCCGTTGCCGTGTTATCGCTGGCGTCCCTGTCTATGAGCAAATCATACCGACCGCTGGTGGCCCTAACAACTACCAGACAACTACTCGTCTGGTAGTTGAGTCCGCGTGGAAGACCTTTTACCGCCGTCCGGCGCAGTCAGGTGTGAATTGATGGAAAACGAGATCATTAAACCCTGGGTAGAACGCTACAAAGACCCGCGCGGCGTGGTTGTGGAGACGGTTGGTGTAGACGTGGTTAATCATCGCGTGATTTACATGCGCCCCAACTATCCGCATCCATGCATGCAGCCCCGCGTTCTGTTCAGTCAGAAGTTCAGGAAGGTGGCGTCATGAGTTTATTGCTGAAAGTTAAGCCTCTGGTCATTAGCCCGGCCCTTGCGCAGCGTATTGGGCTGAATGAGGCCATTGTGCTGCAACAGATTTGCTATTGGCTAGAGGACACCACTTCAGGTGTTGAGCACGATGGCAAACGTTGGATTTACAACACCATTGAAGAGTGGACTGAGCAGTTTCCATTCTGGTCTGAGAAGACCGTGAAAAGGGCGCTTACTTCGCTAAAGGCGCATGGACTCATCTATGTCGAGCAGCTGAAGAAAACACAGCATGACCGTACAAATTTTTATGCGATTAACCATGCAAACCCACTGTTGACCGATGGGGACAAATTGACCCCATCGAAGAAGACAAATTGTCCTCATCGAGAAGGTCAACCTGTCCCTATGGATAGGGTCAACTTGGGCCAATCCATGGGGTCAACTTGGGCCGCTCTTACAGAGAATACAACAGAGAATACTACAGAGATTACAACAACCCCTTCTTGTCAGGTTGCTGCGCAACCAGACGATGAGTGGTCCCTGGTTAATCGTTCTCGGGAAGTCTTACGCCACCTGAACAAAGTTACTGGCGCTAAGCACACAGAGGCGCAGTCGTCGATGGGTCACATCAAATCCCGGCTGAAAGATGCATTTACGGTA